CTCGTTGAGTTTTGTCTCCATTTCATCAAGTTTTTCTACCATGCTCTCAAGCACATTATATTTATCTTCAGGGATTGATACATAATGATCTTCAAAAAGTCCTTTCAGACCAGTCATGAAGGACTCGGTGAGTTCTTCTTTCAGACCTGATTGGACTGCAAGTGTGTTCTCAGCGAACCACTCATCAGCAACATACTCAAGATAGGAATCAACACGCTCTGCAAGAGCTTCTTTGATTTCTTGTACTTCTTCAACTAGACGCTCTTCATAATGAGCTTCTAGGGATTCTTTAATTTGTTCTACTCTAGAAACAATAGCAGCCTCGAAGATGATGCGTGCTTTTTCTTGGAATTCTTCTGATAGTTCCTCACCTTCTAGAAGAGCATTAACATCTTCTTCGATGCTAAGTTCTTCCTCTACAACTTCTTCAGCATCTTCTTCTGATTCTTCTGCAGAAGCTTCTACTTCTTCATCTTCTTCCTCTTCTTCCTCAACTTCCTCTTCAATGAGATCTTCATCATCGAGTTCTTCTTCCTCTTTCACTGCCTTCATTGCATCAGCAGGCTTAGCACCCTTATTTACAACATCCTTAACTTGCTTAAGGGTTGTGCCTGGAGTTTTGAGCTTTGCTGAGTCATCATCAGACTTATAGTTTTCTGGCGTTGGTCCACCTAAATCCTCCCAAGAACCAGTCTGACCTGGAGTTGCTCCAGAAAGACTTGGCATTGGATCTGCTGCCTTTGCATTTGAGTTGACAGCAGTTTTGGATTGCTTAGTGCCTACTTCCATTTCTTGTAATTGTGTACCACGAGACATTTGAACTCTCCGATTTTCCTGTAGTAAATCTATATTTATTTATAAATTAAGATATTTAATAATTTAAAGGCTATTTAAGAACTCATTGAAGAGGGATAGTTTATATTCCTCTAAAAGTCCTTGATCAACTAATGAATCAATTTTCTTCTGAGTTTGTTGGGCATATTTTTCACGAAGAACTCCACCATCCCAAACCCACTCTTTACCTTCCATAATCCCCTGAACAAAAGCATCAGGTGCAGATGGATCAGCAACAATATCAGCAGCAGTGGCTAGCATAAAATCTTCACCAACTTCACTGTATCCCTCTTTGGTTGGCCTTAATGAACCAATACCACGAGAGGAAACGCCAAGGCAAACTCCTTCTTTAAGAAGTGATTCTGCAATCTTACCCATTGGGGTGGATAGGATTTGTGCCTTACCGATAAAGTTATTGCCTTCTTTTTGAAGATCAACAATTTTGTGAGAAACTCTATCAAGGTTTACAGTTGGTCCGTCAGGATGTCCGAGTTCTCCAAGAGCACGGCCTTTTTGAACATATTGCTCATTGTAACGCTTTACTTCACGCTCCATTACAGGCATACGGTACATTCTACCGTTTCTATTCACTTGCTCTGCTTGAAGAAAAACGCCTTTGATAAAGAGATTTTTCTTACCGTTTACGCTTTCGGTAATAACTTCTACCTTTTCGATTTCTTCTGTGATGAGTTTCATTATGCTTGTCCTGAGATTTGTACTTGTTGGAAATAAAGAGTTCCTGCACCTACACCATATGCAGAAACTTTATTTGAAATAGTAACCGTTGCATCTGATGGTGAGAATGCAGTTACAATTCCACTTGAATTATAATTTACAGTCATTCTAGTTTGATGATACCCATCAACTCCTGCAGTTGTGTTTACTGCTAGAACTTGTTGATGAGTAAAATTATAATACGATTGTCCTTGTGCCGTTAATGAAACATAATCACCAACTCCAAATGGAATTTGCATTCCTTCTGGAACTGTAACAATTGTAGTTGTTCCAGTTGTAACACCAACAACTCTATTTGAGGCTTTAGTTAATGCAAGAGTTTCTGTTCCACCAGAAGGAATATAATAATCAGAGGATGTTGCAGAAGGTGATCCACCAACGGTAATATGTGCTGCACCACCAACGGCAACCACTCTCAGTACACTTGATTGGACAGAAAATGCTGAAGATGTTGTTGCGGCACCTGCAGTAAATGTAAATGAGGCACCTGCCCCAACTGGTCTATGAGCCATTATTTTTGATAGTACACTTTTAGTTATTTATGATTTTCTAAATTACCTCTGTTCAATCCAGTTCAACACTGCAAGTGCTGCTTTGTTTACGTTCGGAGACGCACATGCAAGTGTAAAGGTATCACTGACTGTGCCAATACCAGATCTTCCAAGTTGCAAGTCTGCAAGTCTATCAATCTCAGTTAAATCCGAACCACCAGAAACTACAAATCCAGAAAGAATGTCTCTACCACCAGAAACCGCAGTTGCAGAAGTATCATACTGCACAAATGAATCTGGGTCTGGGTGATTTGTCCAGACTGGATTAGTCAATGTTGCATTCTGAAGAAGTCTCCAATAAACATTGGTATTATCATTCGTTACTGCTTGCAAAGACCTTAAAAGCATCACTGCCTGAAGTGCAGATGATTTAAGACGCAGACTTACAATCGGATAAAACGTATTTGCCAAAGGCATTGTAGTTCCAGTAATGGGATTAGACTGACTTAAAAGAGTTCCAAGTTTATCCGCATTACCATCTTGAATGAGAGAATTTGATCCTTGATAAAGTCTATGTGTCCCTGCAACTCCAGTTACATTTTCAATTTCGCAACGAACTGGGAGAAATGGTGTAGAACACCAAACCTTATCGATAACGTTTGAATGGTCAAAAGTATGACTTCTAACTGTTTCCCCCTTCATTAACCAATTGAATTCAACAGTTCCCGCACCATACCACTCATAATTAATTGAGATCATTTGTTGTTTTGTTGGGTCTGCAGTTACCCCTGTCCAACCATTACCATCAAACTTTTCTCCATTCCATTCTTCTCTGGTTACTCTTCTTTCCGTAGTAATTCCTGATGTGGAAGTGCGAATGACATAAGAATATGTTCCACCATTGTCTTCAAAGTAAGCACCGTTACTATCATCAAATAATCCAAATCTCCTGCGAATGCCGACTTGGGGTGGTTCTAATCTAATTGCAAATGTGAGTGCTGATGGCCTACCAGGAATGTATCTCATCACATTCTTGGTTTGTCTGATAACTTTGCTTCCTGCGGTGGAACCAACTTCCATAATTATGTTACTACCATATTGGTTCCAAGTTGCAGTTCCAACTCCAACTATTTTCTCATCCCAAACATCACTTTCTTTACCATACTGAAAAGTATTAAAGAAAACTGTTTGGAATGGAGAAACTTCTAGTCTATTATTATTAGAAAACTGAGGTCTCCAGTCTGTCTGGTTTCCCCAGTGATCTGCAATATTAAAAGTTTCAAAAAGACTTCTTTCTTGATTTAAGAAGTCTTGTGTAGTCTTATTCCACTGAGCCATTAATCAATCCATTCCAATTTTGAAGGATGGTATCTTTGTGCGTTTTTAATGTTTAAATTTTTCTCAACAACTGGATAAATCTGATGAACAACTGCTCCTGGATAATTTGATTGCAATTGTTCACCAAGTTCTCTTGGAGAAGGAATTCCTGTTTTAGTGACTAACTCCAAACGATATAAACTTCCATTCCACATTACATCGGCAACATACTCTTCACCGACTTGTTGTGGTTGTTCTTGTTGAGAGTTGATATAGAGATTTCCTGTGAAATCGCCAGCAATATTAACTGATTCTGAGATAAATTGCTTATAAGATTTCATATCATTCCTCTTCTTCTACTTCCTCTTCCCCAATACCAAATACATCTGCCGCAACTAATGGCCTAAGACCATCGATTTTTTCTGCGGATTTTGCAAATAAAAGTTCTTTGATCTTATCACTAACATTAGATGGCGATTCGTCAGCAATAATCATATCCAGAAGATCATCCATTTTTAATTCCTATAGTTAATCGTTTTTATTTATATCTCCCCACCCTTGGGAATACTTGGTGCTTCAGTTGCTCTTCCCTGAGATTCTAAATCAGGTTCCATAACTGGAGCACCCAAATCTGCACCCATTTCTGGTGGAATTGGTTGTCCTGTCGCGGGATCAATTTGCATTTGTGATGGATCAGGAATTACACCATCTTTAATTTCTTTTTCAATCAATGCATTTTGCTCAAGTATTTCTTGGTCAGTCTGACGAAGAATTTTTCTTCTTAGATAGTCTTGTGAGAAATACTTGCCAACATAAGGTTCTGCAATCTGAACCATATTTAATCTTTCATTTAACAATTCTGCATCTTTGAGTTCTGAGAAATGATTGTCATAGAGGAAGTCATATTGAATATGCTCTTCCATAACTTGCCAATCTTCTGGAGTAATGATATTTTTGAGAATCAATTGAGTTTTCAACATATCATTGAACATATAAGAGAATCTCTTTCTCAGACGAGATACAAACTTAGTAAACTTGAGTTCATCTCTAAGAATTTCTGATGAACGTCCAAGATTAAATCCACCTTCTCCGTCCATTCTTGATGGTGGAACGTTGAGAGAACGGTATAGTTTTTTCTTAAAATACTCAATATCAGTAATTTCGCCAAGGTTTTGGCCACCTGGGAGGGTTGAGATTTCTGTTCCTCTACCACCTTCACGGCGAGGAAGCCAGAAATCTTCAAGCATACTCATAAACTTTTTATCATCGCGGATTTCACCAGTGTTTGCATCATAAACAAGTTTGTTACGATAACGCATCATAACATCACGTAGATATTGCTCTGCCTTTACCTTAGGCAGATTACCTACATCGATGTAGAAAATACGACGTTCTGGAGCACGAGAAAGTCTGTAAATAACAAGCGAGTCCTCAATCATTCGCAGTTGATTGAGTGACTTAATTGCTTTATGCAAATATGAAAGAGTAGTTCCTTTATTTCTATCAACCAATCCAGATGTACAGTATGTGATGGAGTCTCTTGCAATTTTAATACCAGAACTTCCGCCCATTGATGATGGATTATTGGTCGGATAAGTCATTTTGGGATTGTAAACAAAATACTCATCAATTTCAGGAAACTCATATTCCATCGGATTATCCGTATTTACATTGGATAATCTAAATTTATCTCTCTCCTTCTTTTTTTGAGCCCTGACATATCTAATCTTCATCGAGTCAATATATCTTAACTCTTGTATTCCTTCCGATGGATTCTTTAAATCAATTACTTTATGGTAATGAAGTCTTCCGTCAATGTACCAATTTCTATAAATCTCGTGGCATTTTCTATCAAAATCTAAAAGTTCTAGTATATACTTAAACTCACCTCTTATCTTATTCTTAATACCATCACTAGCATTAAGATTATCTAGATCTATTTGAACGGGACTGTCGTTTGTGTCTGATACGATAGCCTCATTTACAATATCTTCAATGGCACTATCACATTCTGGGTGAAGTGCCATTTCACGATATCTTTTAATTAAATCAAACTCAGTTCTATATACACCTTCTATATCTACGTAAGAACCAAAAAAACCACTACTCAAATAAAAATCAGACCCGTCATCACTATTAGGTGGGACGGGACTGACCGCATTTGGTGATAGTGGTTCTGTGTTATCAATAGAGAAACCAAATAACCTTGCCATAATTTATTTTTTTGATCCTTAAAGTCTATGCACTATTTATTGGATCAGTTTTCTCCGGTTATTGGAGTCCAGTATTGAACTTGGAATTCTACAGTGAACTCCTCAATTGTATCCCCAGTATCATATGATAGATCAATAGCAGAAATTGCTGTTGGGAAAATGCTATAGAACTTATACTGTTTTGCTACTTCTAGTCCACCACCAGACTCAATATTTGGCCCTGTAGCAGATGCAACCCTCTTAAGTTGCTTTACAGTAGCATCAGACATGTAATCGCCAGGATTGGTAAAACCACTTCCATCAGAATATTGTGCAATTGACTGCATCCACTGCTCCATAGCAGTTCTGATTTTAAAGTCTTCGTCATTGATGACAGTGATGGTCCAGGGATCAAATGTACGATCGCCAGCAACTTTGAAGGTTCTTCCTCTAAAAGGAACATCAATGGATGCTACGTTTGATGCTGGGAGGTTTGCTGCTTTGCATAAAATTGAGAATTCTTCTGCAGCAAATTCTGCTCCACCTTTAACATCAGTTAGAACAACCTCAAAGAGGTTGGGGCGGGCACCGCCCCCTCTAAGTACTGATTTGAAGTCTTGAATAGTGTGTGCCATTTTTTAGGTCCTCCTTTTTGTTTGTTTAACTAAATCAAACTGTGCCAGCTACTTCTTCGAATGCAACACCAGTTCTGGTTGCAACAAAGGTTAGTGTT